AGAAGTCGGCTTCGGGGCCACCAGTTTTCCCGGTGATGCCGGCCGGCGCGGAGCCCGCACCCGCTCCGGCAACGGCTCGCCACCGTCGTGGAATTGCTGCGTCGACCGGTCGAACGTCAGGTTGAGTGTGCCGGCGTTCCCGTTGCGCTGCTTGGCCACAATAAATTCAGTGGTGCCGCTGGCCAGGTGGTTCGGCCGATACAGGAACGCCACCATGTCCGCGTCTTCTTCCAGTCGGCCGCTCTCGCGCAAGTCGGACAGCTGCGGGCGCGGGTCCATCCGTCCATCCGCGGCCCGGTTCAATTGCGACACCAGAAACGTGGCCACGTGCAGGTCCCCGGCGATCTCGTTCTTGGTCCGGGTGCTGATGTCTGACATTTCGGCGTAGCGGTTGCCCTGGTTGCGCCCCTCGAGCTCGCCCGGGATCAGTTGGGCGTAGTCGATCACCACCAGGTCCAGGCCCCCCTCGGCCTTGATGCGCCGGCACGCGCCACGGATCTGCCGCACCGTCTGCCCGGGCCGGTCGTCGATCAGGAGCTCGAGCGTGCTCAGGCGCTCCATGCCGTCCGCGATCCGCGCGTGGTCCTTCGCCCCCAGCACCCCACTCTGGATCCGCGTGAGCTCGACCCCGGACAAGACCGCCAGCAGCCGGTCCCGCAGATGTTTCACGCGCATCTCCAGCGAGAAGATCACCACCCGCTTGCCGGCCTCGCTCGCGGCGATGGCGGTATTGAGCAGCCACGTGGTCTTCCCCATGCTCGGCCGGGCGGCCAGCACGTTCATGTCCGCCGCCTGCCACCCGAACGTCAGGTCGTCGACCGACTTGAACCCCGTGGGAATGCCGGTTACCTCGCCCTGGTGCGCGTGCCGCCATTCCAAGTCGTCGAACAGCCCATTGATCAGGTCCTTGGCCTTGACGTGCCCGGCCGGGCGCTGCAGATGCAGGTCGAGGATCGCCTTGTCCGCCGCAGCCACGATCGTGTCGGCACTCTCTTCCGCGGCGTAGGCCTGCGACAGGATCCGGTTCGTGGTGTCGATCACCTGGCGCAGCCGATACTTCTCGCGCACGATCGCCGCGTAGTGCGCCACGTTCACCGAGCGCGGCACCCCGTCCGTCAGGCTCGCGAGATACCCCGGCCCGCCGACCGCCTCGAGTTCGCCGGTGCGCTCGAGCTCGTCCTTCAACGTCGTGAAGTCCACCGCCACCTTGCGCTCCAGCAGCCGCACCATGGCCAGGAACAACTGCCGGTGCGCCAGCCGGTAGAATTCCTGCCCGGTCAGCGTCTGGTCGATCAGTTCCAGCGCGGTGTTGTCGATCAGCAGCGCGCCCAGCACGCTCGTTTCCGCCTCCAGGCTGTGCGGCAGCGTGTCGTCTTTCGGGGCCTTCTTCACCGGGGCACCCGCATCTCCGCGCTGATGGCCTGCGTGTGGTCCGCCGCCGTCCGGCAGCGCGGGACGTGCCGGCAGTCCGCCGGCGGGGCCCCGAGCGTGAAGTGGTCCGCCCGCTCCGCACCCCAGCGGTTCACGCTGCTGGCGAACAGCGCAAACGGGTGCCGGCGCTCGACGTAATACGACTCGTTACTCGCGAGGTAGCGTGCGGCCCGGGCCTCGAGGTCCTCGGGCTGGAGCGTCCGCAGCAGCCGCTTCCACTGCGGCCGGTCCTTGGCGTAGGTCCACACGTATTGGCCGATCTGCCCCGGTGTGTAGCGCTCGCACCAGCAGTAGTCGAAGGCCTGCTCCAGGCGCTTCAAGTCCTCGCCCTGCGTCGTGCCCCCGGTCTGCAGCGCATACAGTTCTTTGTTGATCGCCGCGGCCTCCATCAGCAGCGCGTCCTGTTTCGCCAGTAACCGCGCGATCTTGTCGTCACTCCCGGCCATATGTCACCCCTTCCGGTTCATCAGTCGCGGCGTCGGGTCGAACGGGGCCGGCGCGGCGTTCAGCTTACGTCGCACCTCCCGCCGTCGTTCAGCCGCCTGCCGTTGCTGCGCTTCCCACTCGGCCGGCCGGCGCTTCCGTTCCTCCGCTTCCCACTGTTCCAGCTTCGTCTTCCACCCGCCCTTCAGCCGGTGTGCCGCGTTCCTCCAGGCCATCCGTCCCCCTTCGACCTTTCAGCCAACGGTTGCCGTCCATCCGGAGGCCAGAGGCCTCTCCCAAGGGAGGGCAGGCCTCTGGCCAGGAAACTCCACCAACGGGGGTTTACCGCGTTTCAGCCACTCGGCCGCACGCCACCACGTCAGCCCCAGAGGCGCAGCGGCTATCGCGGCAGCGGCGAACCTGCCGGGAAAACACGCCCCAGGTGCGGCCAGTATTTTGGGCGGTTCTGCTCGCCCCCCTCTTCGCGGCCTGGCCGTGGCCACCGCGCCCGCCCATCGGTTACCCCAGTTGGCGGGACGTGCCCGACGTAACCGCCTGGGTGGTTGAACCCGCCCACGGCTACGTTGCGAACCGACTACTTGTGTGTTGGAAGGCTTTCCGGCTACCATGAACGGCAGCCGGGGCCTGCCTACTACAGGCGTTCGGTGAGATCTGCGGCCGGCGAAGGCTTCCCACCTTCGACCGGCCGCGCGCTTTTATAGGATCTTTCCCGCCGCAGATCAACCCCTCACAACTGGTGGGGGCCTTTTGTCGTGCGCCGTCTATTCCTGGGCCTCCGCTCCAGATACGTCTCCACGGCTTCGGCCATCGTCAAGCAGTTGGCCCCCAGGAACAGCCCCAGCAGCACGCGGTCGATGGGGTCGGTCACCTTGAGATAGATGCACAGCACCGGGAACACCAGCAGCCACACCATGAACAGGCCGTGGTAGATCTCCACGATCAGCCGGGCGCTCATCGCGGATACCGGCGGGCCTTGGCCACGTTGATCAACTGGCCGGCGGCCCCCATCGTCAACGGTTCCTTGAACGGCACCCGCAGCTTGCGCAGGTAGTCCAACTGCTTCTCCGAGGCCGGCCGTTCTTTCCAGCCGGCATCCCGGGCCAGCAGGCGCTGGACGTTCCGCCGCTCCCGGCCGACCCAGAGCTCGGCCGCCACCAGCGCCGTCGCCTCAGTCGGGTAGCCACTGCCGAGGGAGCGCTGCCGGGTGTCGAGGCGCTGCTCCTTCGGCCCGTCCGGGTCCCGCTTCTGTTTCCACGTCAGGGCCAGGTCCCACTTCCCCAGCAGGTCCTGGCTAGCCTCGAGCGTTTCGGTCCCCTCGAGGCCGTCCGGCGTCTGCCACGGGTAGCTGATGCGGAACGCGTCCGACAACTGCAGCCAGTCCAGGCGCGTGCTCTGCACGAGCTCGCCTGACAACGGGGCCACCTTCCACACGTCGACCCGCTGGGCCCGGGCCCGCAGCTGCGCTAGGGTCAGCCGGCCGTCCTTGAGCAGCGCGGCAATGTCGAGGTTGGGGTGCTGCTCCTGCAGCGCCTTGAGCTCGGCGTCGAGCGCGTCGAGCGTCTGGTCGTCCGCCGGGACCAACCCCGGCGGCAGGCCATACAGCACCGGCGCCGTCTGCAGGCTGTGCCGGCGGGAGACATCGACGATGTCGATCACCACGCACCGGTCCTTGCCGGGGTGCGGGCGCAGGCCCCGCCCGGTCATCTGCTCGTAGAGCGTGGCGCTCTTGGTCGGCTTCGCGTGCAGGATGCACTCGACCATCGGCAGGTCGGTGCCTTCGGTCAGCACCATACAGTTGGCAATGCCCTGCAGCGTGCCGTCCCTGAGGGCCTGCAGCAGGGCCCGGCGTTCGTCCTTGGGCGTTTCTCCAGACAGGGCAGCCCAGTGGTAGCCCGCCTCACAGAACGCGTCAGCGAGGCTGTGGGCGTGCGCCACGTCGACCGTGAACCCGAGCGTGCTCCGTCCTTCGGCGAGCTCGCGCCAAGCCGCCACGGCCAAGGCGTTCCGCTCGGTGAGATTCACCGCCTCGGCCAGGTCCTTCTGGTTGAATTCCCCGGCCACCGTCCGCACGTCGTCCAGGCTGCAGTCGCTCTCAATGGCGTGCGCCTCGATCGGGACCAGATACCCGTCCTTGATGGCCTGCTTGAGCTCGTAGCTGTAGGCAATGGACTGGAACACACAGCCGAGCCCGATGGCATCGGTGCGGTTCGGCGTGGCCGTGACCCCGACCAGCAGCCGGTCCTTCGGCGCCGTCCGGTCCCAGCCCGCCAAGGCCTGCTCCATCTCAGCCGTGTCGGTGAATTCGATCGCCTCGATCCCCTCCACGTCGGTGCCCTCGGCCGGCGGCAGGAACCCGAGGTGGACCAGGGCGGTGCGGTAGGTCGGCGCGGCGGCGTGGTGCGCCTCGTCGATGATCACCAGCCGGAAGTCATGGTGGCGGATCAGCCGCTCGAGCCGGGCGAACTTCCGCGCGGCCAGGGTCTGGA